GAGGAGAGATATTGTCTCGCGATTCCTCTTCCAAAGGCGTTTTGTAAGGGCGCGTTTACAGTTGCAGCGTAAGCTTAGACCGTAAACACTAAGAAGGGGCTTTATGCCCCTTTTTTATTTAACCGACCTCTTTTACGCAGGCAAGATATAAATCATCTGCAAAATCATTAATTGTCTTTTGCCTAATCTGCGGCGTTGAGTATTGCGGATGTTCATAAGCGCCAATGACGATAGGCTTTAAAAACTCAGAAATATCATCTGGAAGCGTTTTAATCATATCTGGCATCGGAACGCCTTTCTGCCTAGCATCCATAACAACCTTGCCCATATTATACATTTGAGTGCAAAAGTCATCTTCGGCGTAAGTTGGCGCGCTTAATAGTGCAGTAACTAGTAATAGTTTTTTCATGTTTATCTCCCGTTTGTTAATTGAAGCCCTAATGTAGTACACTAAGCATACGAAACAAATCCGACCAGTTGAGAATGAGATGAAAACATTTAAAGTAATGCGCACCTATGCACCTGTGGGCGAGGCTGGCGATAAAGTGCAACTGAAAGAAGATAAGTTTACAGCTGGGCTTTTATCTACTGGCATTATTGCAGAGCTAAAGGTCGAAGAGCCAACCGAAAAGAAAGTACGCAAGCCTCGCGCTAAGAAGGCTGACTAATCATGCACGTTTACACAGATGACCCGCTACAAAGCCCAGTATTCCCATCTGAACTCGCAGACTGGGCGCGTTTAGACAGTGACGACCCTATGATTAATACGGCGTTACAGCTAGCATCTAGCGCTGTACTGGCTTTCACCAAGCAAGACTTTACCACGCGCACATGGGTTTTGACCTGCGCTGACTGGCCCACACTTGGCACAAAGATGCGTTACAGCATAAGTCCTAACGATTACGCTTATGTAAAGCGCATTGAATTACCTTATGCAAACCTGGTAAGCGTTGACTCTGTTTTTATTAACGGCGTAGAAGAAACGGATTACCGAATTATCAAGGGTAAGCCGTACAGCATAGAGCTAGACACCATCGGCTATGACCAACAAGACACTGACGCGCTAGTTATCACGTACAAAGCGGGTTACGGTGAATCGACTGCGGACGTACCCGAAGCTATACGTAACGCTATCAAGATGACAGCGGCTTATATCATAGAGCATAACGGCGCATGTGATTCTGGTGACGCTGTGAAGCTATCAGGTGCCAAGAACTTGCTTGTACCTTATGCCGTTCGCGCTGGTATCACGTTATAATTGCTAATACAACTCTGACCAGTTAAACTAGAGCTATATTTTACGAGGGTTTCGCTATGTCTATCAAACCAGCGCACGCACACAGCACGTCAAGAGATACGGCTATTGGTCGCGTTCGTGTTGAACATGGTGAAACCGCGCAAGCGACAGGCACACAATTCCAAGTTGCTCAAAGCTCAACAGCGGCGGCGCTGCCTCAAGTGTTGCGCGTAGATGCGCCTGAGCCTATCGACGTTACAGAGATGCAAATGACTGTTAATTTGGGCGGGGTGAATATCTCTATTTTTGAAGCGGCAGACGGCACAGAGGGCGGTACGTTTACGCCTGTGTCTGTATCAAATACAAATAGACGCAATCCACAAGCACCAAGCTTTTCAGCTTCAGCAGGTGGTACATTCACACCAACGGGCGACCCTGTTTTACCGCCTATGTTAGCAAGCGTTGATTTGGGCGGCAGGTCAGTAAATGAAAGACAATTGTCTTTGCCTGCTGGAACATATTTTTTTGTTACCGGCCTTCTTTCTGGAGTTACCTCTTTTACAGGTCAGTTAGTGCTAACCATTAGCGAGGTGTTAGAGCCTTGAAATGCTGCAACATAAAGCCTAGCAGCTTAAACCGCAAAGTTGAGTTGTATAGGCTAGAAAAGACAGCAACGCCAACAGGCGGCTTTACTCAATCTTGGGTGAAAGTTGCTGACTTGTGGGCGGCAATAAAGAACATGAGCGGCACCGAGTTGGTGCGAGCCGACCAATTGGGCGCAACGTCTTACAGTGATTTTACTATCCGTTATCGCGCCAACATCGACGAGACAATGAAGATTGTTTATCGCGGCACTGATTACCAGATTCGACACATTAACAACCTAGAAGAAGCCGATAAGTGGCTTGTTGTTAAATGTGAGCGCGGGGTGACGCAATGAGTGTGCAGGTAACGGGTGAGGCGGAATTAAAGCGTATTCTTTTATCGCTTGGTAAGGATATGGAAGACGCAATGAAGAAGGGCGTTTTCCTAACCGCGCAACAGATACGTGCGCACGCAATCAAAAGCATACAAAATCAAGGTTTTGGGACATACGTTACACGTAGCAGGCAAGGCGGCGGCGTTTACTCACACATAGCAGCGGCGCCAAACAGCGCACCAAACACAGACACTGGCAAGCTAGTTTCCACTATTGCGGTGGAAATGGACGGCAACAAAGCCGAGGCCGAAGTGGGTAGCAACCTAGATTATTCCGCCTTTCTTGAAATGGGAACCACACAGATGGAGCCTAGACCGTGGTTAATGCCTGCGGTTAGCGCAAAGCGTGACAATCTTACAAAGAACATTGTAAAAGTTGCGCGTAAAGAGATAGCAAAACGGGCGGGTAAATGAGCCACCAAAACGAAATACTCATAGCGACCATTGCGGCATTGAAAGCAGATGTAACGCTGACAGGCTTACTATCGTCTTACGCTGGTTCGCCTAGTGTGTTTACGCATGTACCTCAAGATTTGGGTGAGGCATATCCATGGGTAAGTATATTCGGTATTGAGTCTAATCAATTTGATAATGATGTAACGCTTGGCTTCGACTCCACTATGACTGTCCACAGTTGGTCTAATCAGCGCGACATGGCAGAAATAAACAACATTAAAACGGCAATATACAACGTGCTACACAATAACGACCTAACGTATACGGGTTACAGTAACGTTGAGTTTTGCCAAGAATTTGAAACGACTTTGCGCGACCCTGACGGCATTACGCTGCACGGGGTGCAAAGATTTAAAATCATCATGCAAGAGGGCTAAAAAATGGCTGTAGGTAAAGGTTTTACAGGGCGCAAGGTAACGCTAACAATCGGCGGCGTGGGCAGTATCCCAATTCAAACAAAAGGTTTATCTGTTAACAATGAGATGGTAGACGTTACAAGTGATACCAGTGACGGCTGGGCAACTGCGTTAGCGGAACCAGGGCAAAAGTCTATCGAATTGACATTTAGTGGTATTGTGGAAAATCTTGATTTGTTGATGTCAACTATCACCAATACATCGCAGATTTACGCTTGCACGCTCACATACCCAGAAGGCTCAACGGTAACGGGTGACTTCGGGTTTGGCTCATTCAGTCAAACAGGCGAATACAATGCGGCTTATACGTTTGAAAGCACGCTATCTTCTAGCGGCGAAGTAACATTCACGGCGGGCGTGTAATATGGGTTTTCAATTCTCAGTATCAGAATTGGAGTTTGGTTATAAGGGTGAAACTTTCACCCTGCCAATTAATGCACGCCTAGCGGTTGACCTTGAAAAAACTATCGGGATGCACCCGCTAACATTGGCGCAGCGTATTAATGCGGCATCTGTTAAAGGTGAGATTCCGCCACTTGGTCAAATGGCTGAGTTTTTCGAGTTTATGCTGAAAAGAGCAGGTGCGCGAAATGTCTCATTTGATGACGTATACGGCGAGTTGTTCGGCGGCGATAATGCGGCGGATATTGGTCAATCTGTGGGTGAGCTACTTGGTGTTTTTGTTCCTGCTCACGACGGTGGTGACGTTGACCCAAAGCCAAGCAAGAAGCAGAAAGCGGCGAAGAAGTAACCCCGATTAGCTGGGAAGCTTTGTATAAGCTTTGTATACAGCAGGGGTGCGCGCCTTCTGACTTCTGGCAGATGACACCAAGCGAAGTTTACGTCTATTTGGATGCGCACAAGCAACAGATGCGTTACGGTGCAATGTCTCAAGATGATGTGAACGACCTAATGGACATGAGAGAACATCAAGCGCCAATAATTAACGGAGAGGTTACACAATGGCTCTAACTAGCATCGGCGGCATATCCGTTAAAATCAAAGCCGACATGCAAGGCTTCAGAGCGGACTTAAACCGCGCAAGCAATATGGTTTCTAAGTCTGCCAAGCGTATGCGCCAAAGCGGGAATGAGTTTGGTAAATGGGCTGCGGCTGGTACGGCTGCGGCTGCGGCTGTTGGCGCTGCAATGGTGCGCTCTCAGATGCAAACTATTGACGCATTAGCAAAGACCGCTGACCGCTTGGGGCTAACCACACAAGCACTTGCGGGTTTGCAGCGTAGCGCTGAATTATCTGGCGCAAGCACTGAAACACTTAACATGGCATTACAGCGCATGACGCGCCGTGTTGCTGAAGCTGCGCAAGGTACGGGCGAAGCTAAAAACGCCATAAAAGAGCTTGGCTTGGATGCGCAAGCTTTGGTGGCAATGTCACCGGACCAGCAATTCAAAACCATAGCCGATGCGATGGGCGGCGTTGCTGAGCAGGGTGACCGTGTACGCCTGTCAATGAAGCTGTTCGATAGCGAAGGTGTCAAACTACTCAATACGCTACAAATGGGCAGTGAAGCGCTAGAGCAGCAAGAGCAAATAGCTATTAAGTTGGGTACTGCGTTAAGCCGTGTTGATGCTGCCAAGGTCGAAAACGCAAACGACGCAATAAGCACAGCAGGCGATGCGCTAGAGGGTATCGTCAACCGTGTTACTGTGCAGCTTGCGCCTATTATGGAGGCATTAGCGGATAGCTTTGTGGATTCGTCCGTGGAGGCTAAAGGCTTTGGCGATACCATTGACAAGGTGATAGCTGGCGCGATTAAGGTAATAGGCTTTTTCGGTGATGCATGGCGCGGTATTGAGGTTATAGTTAAAACCTTAGAGCTTGGTTTAACATCGTTTAGAGCGGCTTGGCTTGAATCCATGCGTATTATGACGGTCGGTATGGAGCAGTTTGTCAACCTTGGCATAAGCGGCATTAATAAGCTTATAGAAGCAGCTAACATGATGCCGGGTGTAAGTATTCCAGCAATTGAGAAATTTACCTTTAGCGCGGCTGGCATGTTCACTAGATTAGCAGACGAAGCAGGCGCAGACCTCACAAGGCTAAAGGGTGAGCTCCACGAGTTGGCTATGAAAAAGCTACCAAGCCAGACGATGGAGGAGTGGGTAGCCAGTATTAAAGCTAAAGCGCAAGAGGTTGCTGAAGCGATGGCAAACTCACAGGGCGGCGGCGAAGGTGAAGGTGGCGTAAACCCAGTTGAGCAAGAGGCGCTAGATGCTCGCATTGAGGCCATACGTCAAAACCTAATGACTGAGCAGCAACTTAAAGCCGAAGCGTTTAACGCTGATATAGAGGCGATAAAAGCCAAAAGGGAATTGGATTTAGAAAACGCTGCAATGTATAACCAGATGGAAAAGGATTTAGCACAGCAGCACGCTAACGAGTTAATTACTATCGCTCAAGATGCGGCTGATAAAGAAGCCAGAATAGAAGAACTCAAGCAGCAAGCCAAAATAAACGCCATATCCAGCGCCTTTAGTAACGCGTCAGCGCTAATGAACACTGAAAGTAGAAAGCTGTTTAAAGTAGGCAAGATGGCAGCTATAGCCGAGGCAACTGTTACGGGTATTAATGCAGCTGTAACCAACTTCAAGAAAGGTTCAGATATAGGCGGCCCACCTTTAGGGGCGGCTTTTGCAGCGGCATCACTGGCAGCGACAGGGGCGCAGATTCAACAAATCAAGTCAACCCAGTTTGGCAGTGCTGGCGCAGGGCAGTCTATCCAAGGCGGGCAGGTCGTGAATAACACAGGCGGCGCTGGTGTTTCCCCTACGCAATCAATCAGCATAAACCTTGCAGGCTCGGCAAACTATACGTCAGGCGATATTCGTGGTTTAATAGACGCTATAAATGACCAGACAGGCGATGGTTATCAACTTAATGTAACAGGGGGCTAATTATGGCACTAACACCTCAACCGGCTTTTACACCTACACCACCGAGCGCACGCACACCAGCGAGTGAAGCGCCTATTGAAACGCCAACTCCAGCGACAGGTGAAGCACCATTCGAGCCGTCACCACCTACACCATAGGGGTGACTAATGGCAATACCAACTCAATTCAGCGTTACAAGGCAGGCTGAAAAGCCAATTCCTAACCCTGTAGCGCCTACGCAAAAGCCCGTAGTAGCCACGGCTGAAAATACGCCCAGCATCGCAAGGCCTAGCGCATTAAGCGCCAAAGTGGGCACGTTAACAGCGCCGCCTTTTCCGCTCAATCATGCGCGTATACTGTATGAGAACACCATGCAGTCTTACGCGTCTATTGGTGACAGCCAAAGCACAGGAACGGCGATTAATGCACTAAAGCCGAACACGTTTGAACGATGGTCTTTTACGGGTAGCAACTCCTTTCAGTTGTTTCTATCTGACGGCGCACCAGTTGATACGATTTGTATCGGCGGTCACAACTTCATTAATACAACGGTTAAGCTTTACTACGATATGGGTGCGGGCGAAGTGCTACTTGAAACAAGAGCGCCAGCCACAAATGACCCGATAATGGTTCACACATCTACATCATTCAACCCTGTTTCGATTAGAGTTGAGGTTATAGGTGTCGGTCAATTGTTTGCGGCTTACATAAGCGCGGGTGTATCTCTACAGATGCAAAGGCCATTCTTTAATGGTCACACGCCGATAACAGACGCAGACGTTACAAGCTATTACCACAACAAAACCGAGTCGGGCAACATCATCGGACAGGCAATACGCTCAAGAGGCTATAAAACCAACTACGATTGGCAGAATTTGGATGATTCATGGTATAGACAGTACATCCCGCCATTCAAAGAGGCGATTAAGTCACAGCCATTCTTTATTGCATGGAATCTGCTTGAATACCCGTTAGACGTTGGATTTGGTCGCGTGTCGCAAGATATAAGCGCTTCAATGCAAAATGGCACCATGATAAAGCGTGGCGGATTATCATTTGAGTTGCTGGGGTACTAATGGCATACGACGTAGAAAGAAAGAAGTATTCCAAAAAGCATCTATGGATTGTAGAGCTAGAGGTTGACGGTGTTATACAGCGCTTTTGTGAAGATATTTCACCATTACCAACAGGGCTTGACGCGGTGCCTACATTGCGCGGAATGCCTAGCGTAAACCCTGCACAGATAGACTTAAAAGGTGGACTAGGTGTTAGGGCTAAATGTAATGTTTCATTTACAGAGCATCAAGATTATACGGTGTACGGCACGCTTCAAAACCCCGTCCGCTTCTGGTCTAGGTGGCGGGCTGAAAACCCATACTATTTAGGGCAGCGCATCAGCATATTAAGCGGGTACATACCTGAAGACGGCGTTTATGACGAAGTTAATTTTACCCGTCGCGATTACATCATAGAGACTTTTTCACAGACAGCGAGTGGCGTGACAATAACAGGCAAAGACCCGTTAAAGCTTGCGAGTAACGACAGGGCGAAAGCGCCTCGAGAGTCCAAAGGCTCACTGCTTAACGCTATCCTTGATACTGACACAGAGTTTTTATTGCAGCCTGCTGGCATAGGTGACGCTGAATACCCCGCAAGCAATGGTATTATCCGCATAGGTGATGAGGTGATGCTCTACACTACGCGCAGCGGTGACACTATTAGCGGTTTAACTCGCGGATATTACAATACAGAGATAAGCGAGCATAGCGAAAATGACACTGTTCAACTGTGCTTACTGTACGATGGTCAGACGGTTGATTCTATCGTTAGCGACTTATTGATTAACTACGCCAATGTAGACCCGTCTTACATACCGAGCGCACAATGGGCGGCTGAGGTAAGTGATGCGTTTATTGTTAACTATACAGCGCTAATCACAGAGCCTGTTGGTGTGCAGAAGCTAATTGAGGAATTTGCACAGTCTGCGCCGCATTATTTGTATTATGACGAGCGTGTAAACCAGATACAACTTAAAGCACTAAAGCCGCCACCTAGTGACGCTTTTCGTATTGATTACGAAGGTAACTTCCTGCAAGGTAGTTCAAGCGTAACCGACAAGCAGGATATGCGAATTAGCACAGTAATTTGCCGCTTTGGTATTATCAACCCTGTAAAAGACTTAGACGAAACAAGCAACTACCGCGCTGCGTATGTGCGCGTCGACACTGATAGCGTATCGAATTACGGGCAAGAGGCTTACAAGATAGTTAACAGCCGATGGATTGCAGCGGATAACCAAACGGCAGCGGTGCTAATGGCTGCGCGTGTAGGGCGTAGATTCTCAGAGGCACCAAGACAACTAAACGTTTCGCTTGACGCAAAAGACGCTGATGTATGGGCGGGTGATGATGTGCTTGCACGCACTGATTTGATTGAACAGGCTGGAGGCGGTTTCCCATACCTAAACTATCAAGTTATCAGTGCAAGCGAGAAAGAGAATTTTAACTACCAACTACTAGAACATACTTATGGTCCAGCTTTACCACAGGATGAAGGCGTTGAAGACCCTAACGTAAGGCTTGTTTACATAGCAACCGAGATTGACCAACTCAAAGATGAGGCGGGCAACGTTCGCACGCTACGACAGTATTATGAAGATATTTACGGCACCGACCCGCTTGACCCTGATTTTGACGTTAGATTTATATTTAATGCAAATGCCGTTGCGGGTAGTAGCGACATTACGAAATACGCGGTACGCACTGGCGCATGGCCTGAATTGAACACGCCGATTCTAATACAGAATAACGGATTAATTGTAGGTAAAGGCGGCCAAGGCGGCAACTATCTACAGCAAGGCGGTAACGGTGGCCCGGCGCTACAACTTCAAGCCAACATAAGACTTAACAACCTTAACACTATCGGCGGTGGTGGTGGTGGCGGTACAGGCGGCAGATTTACTGAAGGCGGTACAACATGCAGGGCAGGCGGTGGCGGCGGCGCAGGTTACACTACTGGACTTGCAAGCGGTGACACCAGCGTAACGCCTAGCAATGCAACGGTTTCAATCGTGCCTGCCCAAAACGGCACAAACAAGCTTGGCGGCAATGGCGGCATAGCTCAGGGCTTGGGTGGCGGCATAGTTGTCACTGCTAGAGGCACAAATGGCGGCAATTTGGGTAATGCGGGCACACCTAACCTGATAGACGGTGTTAACGGCGGCGCAGCGGGTAAAGCTATCGACTTGAACGGTTTTACGATAACATACATTAATACAGGCACAATTGCAGGAGCGGTTTCATAATGTCATTAGTACCACACAAAATTACAGCGCTGGCAGAGTCAGACGCGCAAGGAACAGACGGCAAAAACATTGTAGCAGGGGCTGTCGTATCGCTTTATGACAATGTAGGGGCGGCTGTAACACTATTCGATGACGCGGCAGGCAGTAACGGTAGTACGACTAAGCAGACTGACGCAGAGGGTCAAGTAGTCGTTTACGTTAACCCAGGTGAGTATTCAGAAGAAGTGAATGGCGGCACGCGCAGGCGTGTAGTGGTTTCTGATAATGGGTTGCGCTCACAACTAGCGGCAGTTGATAGTGATGTTCTTGTAGGTGGTGTCGAGGCTCGACATCTCGCGGAAAGAGTTGTGTCCCCAGAGCAATTTGGAGCTGTAGGAAACGGAGTAACACTAGATACAAC